TATGACGGCTTTGTTCCGTGGTGAGTATGACCCCATTGAAAAGTTTGGTGTTGCTCTTAAGCAGAACGAAGTTAACGCCCTTGTTGCAGCTAAAGGTCTAAGTCACCTTACTGGTCAGGAACTCCTTAACGCTCAACAGACTGTTCGTATGGAGCAGTTGTTCCTACGTTCGGCTGATGCTGCTGGTGCGTTTGCTCGCCAGTCTGGAACTTTGTTCGTTGAGCAGAAGAAACTTACTGCTGTTTTCAGCAATATGCAATCGGCGGTTGGTAAAGAACTGACTCCTGCTATTGCTAATTTGATGAAGCAGTTGACTCCTCTTGTTGAAGACATCACCCCGGGTTTGAAAACTACTTTTGCAGCTGTAGGCGATGTTATTGATGACTTGTCTACGACTATCAATCCTCTTGGTCAAATTTTTGTCAACCTTTTGGACATTATCAATGGCGTAATTGTTGGTGTTTCTAGATTAACTGATGCTATTGCACCTGGACTAAAAGATGCCCTTGATGCTATTGATGGGCTTGTCTACCATGTTTCTTTGGGTCTTGAAGAACTGGTTGGGTTCTTTGATTCGTTTGCTGATGCAACACCTGACTAAGCCCCTATAACTAACTTCTTTGCCAATATTCTTAAGGGCCTTAATCTTGTTCTAGAAAAGATCAACCCTATTGCTAAAGGTCTATCGCTTCTTAAAACATTCTTCCCTAGCGAAACCACAGCTGCTGACTTTGGTACTGGTGGTACTCAAGATCGTAACTGGGGCAAGATCCGCAATATGCAGATCAAAAAGGGTGTCTTTAATAAAGACGGCAATGGTGGCGGTGCAGATGGTAAAGGCACTACACCCAAAGATGCTGTTGCTGAGTTCTATAAAGAACTTGCTGACGAAATGGAAAAGCAGTCTGCTCGCCTTAAATTAGCCAACATGGGTGCTTCTGAAGCATTTATTGATTCTATTGTTGGTTCAGGTGAAGACTGGCGTAAAGTTTTCAATAAAATCTCCGCACTTGGCACTAAAGGCGTTGCAAAGCTACAAAAAGATTTCAGTAAAACCGCTGCTGGTATTAAAGAAATACAAGAAGCTCATGCCGCAGCTGTTAAAAAATATGACGAAGATTTTGCAATTCTTGAAGATGCTTATAAAGAGCAGAAAAGAATCTTTGATGATCAAGTTCAATCTATTAATAACTTAAAAAAGGCATTAAAAGAGGTTGCAGCTAGTACAACACCTTTGGCTGTTGCTGTCCGTGAAATTGGTCAATTTGAACAAGCAGTAATTGATTCATTCCAAAGCATTGCCGACACTATTGCTGAGGGTCTTGCTGACGGTACTTTGCTTAAGGAAGCAGCTAATCGCTTAACTGCTTATGCTAAAACCGAGCAAGAGACTATTCAAGATCTTATGCGTCAGCGTGACGATCTCGTTACTAAGCGTAGCCTGGCTAAAGCCCTTATGGATGACATTAAGTCAACCATTGTGGGTATGGGCAATGTCACTGAATTGCTGGCTAAGAACACTACTGATGTCACTCAGACCATTACTAAGATGGTTGGCAATGTTCAGGTCGCTACTTCTAAGGTTATTAAGGGTGTCACTGGTGGTTCTGCCGGTCTTGTAGCCTCATTTACTGAGACTTTGGCTAAGACTAAGGCTTTTGCACAGCAACTAAAGGATCTTCGTGCTCTTGGTCTTGATAAGAACCTTTATCAGCAGATTGTTTCTGCCGGTGTGGATGCTGGTGGCTTAACTGCTAAGGCTATTCTTGAGGGTGGTACTGGCACTGTCAGCGAACTCAACGGCTTGTTTACTGAACTGTCCGATGTTGGTGCTGCTATGGCAGAAGAAGCCGCACAAGTCATGTATGGCTCTGGTGTTGACCTAATTGATGGCCTACTTGCCGGTATTTTGTCTAAAGAGCAGTTGCTTGTAGAACAGGCAACTAAGATGGCTCGTGACTTTAGCGATGCGTTTAACGCTGAAGTTACTAAGGCTTTGCCTATGCCATCTGCCCCAAGTGCACCTGTTTACAGCCCTCCGACAATGCCGGTAGAACAGATGCAGTCTTTCCGTTTGGGTGAAATTAAGTTGGCTAATTACGATGCTAAAACGACTGCTCTTGCAGCTAAGTTGATTGCAAGCCCTAAGGCTACTGCATGGACTACAACAATTAATGTAAATACAAGCCCTGGTACTAACGGTAAGGCTGTTGGTCAGGCTATTTACAGTGAATTGAAAGCCTTTGCTAAAGCGAATGGTATTACAGTTTAATCATGCCTACACAAAAAGTTGAGATTGGTTTTGACCTTGCCGGTGGTGCTGGCCCGTTCTTCGTGTTGGATGATGCCGAGCGTGGTGTTCTAGATAACACTGCTTGGACTTTGGCTGGAACGTTTTTCTATGATGTGACTCAGTATGTGAAAGAGATCACAATTAATCGTGGTAAGAACCGTGACATTGACTCGTACACTTCTGGTGAGTCTATTGTGACGATGAACAACTACAACCGCTACTTTGACCCTACTTTTCAAGCAAGCCCGTTTTATGGAAACATTATTCCTCGCCGTGAGGTGCGTATCAGCAGCAATGGTATTCAGCAGTATTTTGGCACTATTGACGACTGGAACCTTGCTTACAACATTCAGGGTGAGTCCAATGTTTCTTTTGCCACTTCTGATGGTTTTTACAAGTTCAATAACCAGACTTTGACTCCTGGCACTGCTACTGTGCAGACTACTGGTGAGCGTATTGAGGCTGTGTTGGATGATCCGCAGGTGGCTTGGCCTTCGACTTTCCGCAACATTGATACTGGTGTTGTGACTGTCGGTGCAGATGTCATTGCTGAGAATACAAACGCTTTGGCGTATTTGAAGTTGGTCGAAAAGACTGAGTTTGGTGCGTTCTTTATTGCTAAGAACGGTTATGCGACTTTCAAAGACCGTACCGTGGTTCAGCCGGTCACTGGGCTTGTTGAGTTGACTGATGACGGCACAGGTATCGGTTATAGCGACATTCGTATTACTTATGGTTCTGAGCAGCTTGCTAATGAGATTGTGGTTACTTCCGCAATCACTACAAGCACTGTGACGGCTATTGACCTAGCTTCTCAGGGTGTTTACGGTGTGCTAAACCTTACCCTGTCTGACCTGTTGATGAATAGCGATGAGCAGGTTGAGGATTTGGCTGTGTTCTTGGCTAACAAGTATTCTCAGCCAGAGTACCGTTTTGACGCTGTTGAGATCATCATGGATGACCTGTCACTTGAAGATCAGAACAAGGTGCTAAACCTTGAACTGAACGATGTGGTTAAGGTGAAGTTCACCCCTAATGGCATTGGCCCTGCTATTCAACAGTATGCGGAGATTATCAACATTAATCACCGTGCTGATTTACAAATTCACCGTGTCACCCTTGGTTTGGCTCGTTTGGACTTCCTATACTTTATTTTGGATGACCCAACCTTTGGTAGACTAGATGCAGATAACACCCTTGGGTTTTAGGAGATAAATTATGGCTGGTTTGGGTAAAAAGACCTGGAACGCTCTTGACGTTCTGACAGCTGCTGACATGAATGGCTACCTGATGGATCAGGCGGTTATGAAATTTGCTGATGCTACTGCTCGTTCGTCTGCCTTGGGTACTGGTGTTTCGGCTGGTATGGTGTCGTTCCGTACCGATGGTACTGCTTGGGAAGGCTACAACGGTACTTCTTGGCAAGCTCTTGTTGACACTACAACTTTTATTACAGCGTCTAGCACAGCAACTCTTACCAATAAGAGCATTGATTCAGGTCAACTAACTACAACTGTAAATAACGTAACAGCGGCTTACACAGCAGTTGTTGGTGACCGTAACGAGACTATCGTGGCTAACAGCGGATCAGCGTTTACTATTACAGTGCCTGACCTTTACAACATTGGTGACCGCCTAGACATCATCCGTGATGGTGCAGGTACTGTAACTATTGCAGCTGGTACTGGTATTACTACTTGGGCTGGTGCTGGTACTGCCGGAACTGCTGTTACTTTTAAGATTGATCAGCAATACAATGGTGCGACTATTCAGAAGGTTGCTGCTAACTCTTACCGTGTCATTGGAAAGATTGCTGTCTAATGCCAATTCCGTTGGGGATTTTTGCGACTGCGGGTGCTGGTGGCGGTGCAACATCTTCCTTTGATTTAATTAGTTCAACTATATTGACTGGAAGCCAATCATCCGTTACTTTTAGTTCTATTCCATCTACTTATAAGCATTTACAATTACGTATGTTGCCTCGAAGTGATCGAAATTTTTATGATGGTGGAAAAATCACATTTAATGGTGATTCTGGTGCAAATTATGCAATACATAATTTAGCTGGAAATGGGTCTAGTGCTTTTTCTGAAGCATATTCTTCAAATACTTATTTAAGACTTGAAGATATATCTGGTACTAATGATGGAGTTTCTAACGCATTTTCAGCTCATATAATGGATATTCTAGATTTTTCTTCCACTGCAAAAAATAAAACAACTCGAATGCTCCAAACTGCAAATTTATCCTTAAATAAAAGAATTTGGTTATCTAGTGGAGCCTGGCTTTCAACAAGTGCTATTACCTCTATAACTATTGCACCAACCACTGGTCCTAATTTTATTACTGGTAGCCGTTTTAGCCTTTATGGAATCAAGGGATAATAATGCCAACAACTACTTATACACCGCTGGCTAATTTAACTCTTGGCTCAAGTGCAAATCCTGTTGTATTTTCTTCAATTTCTCAAAGTTACAGAGACCTTGTTCTTGTTATTACTGGTAAAGGAACATCTGGCTCACCAGCAATTGTATGCTCCTATAACAGCGATGGTTCTTCTATTTACAACTATGTTTTTATGGGCGGCAATGGAACAAATGCACTTAGTTCTTCAGGTTCTAACATAAATGCTCTATATTATGCTCTAAATCCTGGCAACTTTGATACAACAAATCAAGCACAATCCATTACGCACATTATGGATTATTCTGCAACTGACAAGCATAAAACCAGTCTTACAAGAAGCGACAATTCTGGTGCAGGAACTTTGGCGATAGTAAATCGCTGGGGAAGCACAAGCGCAATAACTTCAATTCAAATTTATACAAGTGTTGGTTCTTTTGCTGCTGGTAGCACTTTTGCTCTATATGGGATTGCGAGCTAATTATGGCTAATGAAATCCTTGCTCATTATGAGCCTGAAGCATTGAAAGGTGATAACTAATGCCCGGCGAAACAATGACTTTGATTAGCACCGTAACTGTTAGCGGCTCATCAACTACAAATATTCAATTTGCTTCAATAACTGGAACATATACCGATATTGTTGCTGTAATTTCAGCTCGAGGAAGTTCAGCCGCAACTAATTCAAATATAACTATGTATTTGAATGGTAATAACTCAAATGGTTCTTTTAGGTTCCTTTACGGAAATGGAAGTGCTGCTTCATCTGGAAACGCAAGCGGATATATGGATGTTATAGATATTCCAGCAGCAAACGCCACAGCATCTACTTTTGGCAATGGTTCAATTTATTTTCCAAATTATGCCGGAGCAACTAATAAATCTTGGTCTGTTGATTCTGTATATGAGAATAATGCTACAACTGCTGGAGGAGTTATTAGAGCCGGATTATGGTCATCAACTTCTGCAATTACTCAAATTGACTTTACTATTACTGCTGGTAACTATGTTGCCGGTAGCACCATATCGCTTTATGGAATCCTAAAAGGTAGCGGCGGTGCTTCGGTTTCCTAACCTAGCCATCTAGAAAAAGAAAGAAAAAAATGACTGAAGTATTACAGAAGATTGTTGTAGATTGCTCAACAGGCGAACAGACTGTTGTTCCTTTGACTGCTGAGGAAATTGCACAGCGTGAAGTTGATGCGGCTGCTTACGCTGCACAGCAAGCAATCAAAGAAGCGGAAGAAGCTGCTAAGGCAACTGCTAAAGCATCTGCTGAGGCGAAACTTGCAGCTCTCGGTTTGACCGCTGAAGAGATTTCCGCCCTCAAGTAAAATAAGATAAACGGCCTACGCAACCGGACAAGAAAGACCGATTGTGTCAGATCAAGAACAAATCCCTAGTTGGGCTATTGAACTAATCAAACAGGTTGAACGCCTTAACGAGAAGATCCCGACACACGTTGAGTGGGTTGAACGCAACCTTAAAGATCACGAGAACCGTATTCGCACTTTGGAGCAGTTCCGTTGGATGGTTGTTGGCATGGTTGGGCTTTCTGGTGTCCTTGGTGCTTTTATTGGCAAACTGCTCGGCATCTAAGTCAAGGTAGAATAGTCGTATGACTGCTCTTAATTGTTTCTATGAACCTGTCCGTGGCCCTGGTAGGGAACGCCGTGACGAGTTGGGCAACACAGCCCCTTACCGTACACAACCGCATCGCGGTTCGGACTGGGGATTCACTAACGGCTCTGAAGGTAAAGACATTTACGCAGCTCACGCTGGCAAAGTAACAAAGGTTGAGAACAACCCTGCACTTGGTTGGTCTGTCGTTATCAAGTCTGTTTGTAAGAACAAGGCTTGTGCCAAGGATTACATCGAATACAACCACATGCTTGAGAAGCCTCTTGTAAAGGTTGGCGATGAGGTTAAGGGCAACTACCAGTCTGTAATTGGCAAAATTGGTGCTACCGGAACTTCACTTTCAAAGTCTGGTGCGTTTCACCTTCACGCTTCTTGTGCACCAGCACCTCAGCCTCACGCAGCTGACCGTAAGGTTCTAAAAGACCTATTCAAACTTATTGATCAATCATCAGCCACTCGCAAGGCGGCTAAAGAAGCAAAGGAAGCAAATGCTTAAGAAACGTGCACAGGCTGTTGCCGAAGTTTTTGCTACCCTAATTTGGCGTGGATTTGGTTTGTTTCTGTTCATCCTTGGCGGTGCAGCTGGTACTGGTGCTATCGTCACAGGATCATGGGTTGACGGTGTAATCATCGCCTGGATGACTTTAATGTTGGGTATCGTTGGTGCAATCGGTTACGCCATTGCTACTACTGGTAAAGCCACTTCGTCTACTGTCGCTGACGCTACGAAAGACGCTGTACAGAAGGCTCAAGAAAAGAAGTAAACCGATGTCTCGGTTCCTTCAGTGGGCGATTATTAAACTATTGAGTTTCCACGCATGGTGGACTAATCGTTAGTTTTGTATTTACGGCGTTTCGACTTCATGTCTTTACGATCTTCAGCACTTGTACCACCCCAAATACCGTATGGTTGGGCACTGACCACGCCGTAGGTAAAGCACTCTTTTAGCACAGGGCACGTCCCACAGATGGCTTTGGCTTCCCGCGTCTCAAAATGTCTGTCGTTCCATTTAGGCTGATCTTCTGGATAGAAGATGTGCGGGACTTGCTGGCACGGGACATCGCCTTCTTCCTCTATTGCTTTGTGTAAGGCAATTAGAAGTCTGTCGTTGGTTGCTGATGTCATAGCCATACTGTATGTTGATGAGTGTCAAGTTGTCAAATGAAAGGGAAAAATGAGACAGGGCAAAGTTACTTCGGAGAAGGCTGAGTTTCTTGGGTTTTTTGAGAATCAGTCGCCTGAGTGGTATGAGCAACGTAAGGGGCGTATTGGTGGTTCGCAGATTGGTGCAGCTTTAGGTTTGTCCCCTTGGGAGTCTCCTATTACTTGTTATTACAAAGTTCGCGGTGAGATTCCTAATAGTGAAGCGTCTACTGCTATGCGTTTGGGTACGTTGTTGGAGGATCCGTTGTTGGAGTTGTTTCAGCAGGAGAATCCGACTTTTGATGTGTTTAAGTCTGGGTCTTATACGTCTAAGAATCATCCTTGGTTGTTGGCGAATCCTGATGCGTTCTACCGTGACGATAAGGGTGTGTTGCATCTGATTGAGGTTAAGACGACAGCAGATTTTTGGGAGTCAGCGTCTGACATTCCACCTAACTACATTGCACAGATCCAGTCGTATTTGTGGTTGTTCCAAATTCAACACGCTACCGTTGTAGCCCTCTGTGGTGGACGCTACAAGACTTTTGATGTGGAGTTTGACCAGTTCTTGGCTGAGTCTAATCTGGCAGCTCTACGCCGTTTCTGGGATCATGTGGAGGCTGGGTCTCAACCTGTGTGGGATGGCTCAGATTCAACCTATGAAACTATGAGACGACTCAAGCCTGAAATCCACGAGGACGACATAGAAGAACTAGGCGATTTGGGTATGTATTTGGCTTTGGCTAAGGACAAATTAGAGGTTGCTAAGACCGAGTATCAGGAACTACAATCAAGAACACTGGAC